AAGCTCAGTCCCATAGCTAACAGGGCGCAACGCATGGCCTTCAGATGCACGGGTAAAGGTTAGTAAGTCTTCGTAGTTGTTATACGTCTTCGTTCCCATTACTCACTCCAATCATTAACAACAAACGAATTAGTGCCGACACCTTCAAAGGTTAGGCTCAGGGATGGCTCTAGCGATGGCTCTGTCGCCTCTACAATACCAGCGTCACCTAAGTCTTTGTCCCATACACGGAAGGTGCCGATGGTTCCCATGTAGTCGTCGTCAACGAGATCCAAGTCGGTAGCAGATAAGTCAACTAATGATGTAAGCGTTGCGTTTTCTGCCCCAGTTTGTCCATTAGCGGCTACCTGAAAAAAAGTTGATCCAACACGAAGCGCAACATTTACACTTTGCAAAACACCTTCGTATACAAAGTCATTAAACGTAGCAAAGTCAGCTACATTGTTAACTTCATGCGTTGAAGTAAGCCTTTCTCCTGACGCATCTGTTGAATCTGCTTTTAATACAAGTTTATTGTCGTTATCTATTTGCCACCTAAAAAATCTAGCTACTTGTTTCGTTCCTGAAGTCCATGTATTCGCAAAAGTAACCCTGCCTTCCATGCCGATAGAGACAGACAGGGGGTTGATCTCGCGGACGCTGATGTTGTCAACTGAACCTATAAATGAAGAGTTTGCTCGAATTTTTACTGTTCTTGTGCCGCCTGTAGCCAGCACTTCATACGAATAAGTTCCGCTTGAAGTAGTAGCTTGATAAGCTAGTTCAGTAGTAACACTAATGCTTACGGTACCTGCTTCTCTAACAACATCGTATGACACTAAATAAAGTTTTCCTGCCTCTAGCGTTATGTTGCTTGTAGAATCTAATTGAGAGTTTGCTGTCTGACTTCCATCACTAGAAGCTGTATCACCAGAGATACTCCAGCCAGTCCCCTTAGTCCAATCACTGTCCGTATCAAACGTCCCATTAGTCACCAACTCGTCACCAATGTACTGCGGCGTAGGCCACGGTAGGTTAGCTGATGGGATAGTGAATGTCTCAGCTTCTCTTGTCCCCTGTTGTCCAGACGTTGGGATGTAGCTTGAAGGTGTGGAGCCAGCCTCAAGCTGTGCGCCGTATACAAAAAGACTAGAAGTTCCATCACCTGTATAGCTGGGCAAGTGAGTGCTAGGGGTAGCTGAATTACTTAAAGCTATTATAACTCCGCTACTGGCATCAGCCGACTGAGTATAAGTAAATGCAATCCTATACCAGCCATTTCCTACGTCTTGACTTGTTTCGTTACTTACTCCATTTCCTGTCTCTGTTATAGATTCGGTAGCAAAATCGAACACAACATAATCATCCGCTCCTTCGTTGTTTGTTCTTAAAATTGCGCTTCGACTGCCTGATCCTTGCTTAACGTAAACACTGATTGTGTAATCAAGCGATGCTGTTATCGTCATATTACGGACAATATAATGTGATCCAGTAGCAGTGTTTTCAGTAATTTCGGAAGCGTTTTCAGTGCCATCTGGTGAAACAGCCTGATTAGCCGTCAGTGTTGTTCTTGTTTCGGTATATGCGCCACTAAAATCACTATAATCATCTAAATTAACCCTAGACTCAGACTCAGCCAGTACGCCCTCGTTAACCCATGCAGAGCCGTTGTAGACGTGGTGGCCGATTCTGGGGAGCTGTTTAGCAGAAGACGTTGTAGGGACGTATGAGTCCCCACGATCAGGGTTGTCTACCATGCCGCCTAAGTCAGAGCGGTAGACGTGCGGAAAAGCGACATAAACTTCGTCAGCAGTACAACCACTTCTGTTTATGATTCGCAGTGTAGTTTGAGGAGCGGTTACGTTGAGTGTGTACAACTTCCAGTCGCTAGTAAGCGTTACTGTTTGTTGATCCGTACCATGCTCTATATTAATTGTTTCGCCAGCAGTTCCCTTTAAAAAAACACCGAACGCACTGTCTTCAGTAATCGCTAAATTTCTGTTGATTCTTGCGTTATCAGCATTTTGTAAATTTGTAATAAGTGCCGCTGTACTGCCTCCAGCAGGATCTGTTTCTGTTGTAGAGGATTTTACTGCACCTCCCGAAACCGTCCACTGTTGACTCAAATCCTCAGAATACGTCAGTAGATTATGTGGCGCCCATTTGATAACAGGCATCTCTCGAACGCTTACGTTGTCTACATAAAAGGTAGCCGTGCCGCCTCTGAAGCCCAACTCAAAGGTGGATGAGTCAGCAATATAAGCGTATTCATAATTGCCACTTGCTGAGTGCGATTGAAGCGATTGTTCGCCGTCCATAAGCGAAGGAGTGCCGCCGGAAACGTCTATAAATGTGAAGGTGACAATGTATGTCTTACCTGCTTCAACAGCTACGTCTTGGCTTAACGCAACAGTGACACTTGATCCGCTGTCGTATGATGCGCCCCTGCTAGACCAAACCCAACCCGCTCCTGACCAGCCATCAATGCTATCCGTAAACGAGCCATTTGTTACAAGCTCAGGCCCATAGCCGTCCGTCATAGTGGCATTGCCAGCACGGGCGTGGGTTATGGCTCCATCAAAGTTGACAGTCTGGTTCTTGTCCTTCTGATAAAAGTTATCAATGAAGTCAAAGACAAGACCGGGGTTGTCAGAACCAACAGAGTATTTAGATATTCCTCGCCTAATAGACGTAGCTAGTCTGTTAAGCCTAGAGCCGAAAAACATTAGATCATCTCCGATACGTAAGCTGTGCCTGTGCTTCCGCCAGTGATAAAGCTAATGGTGTCTCCGTTGTAAGTGTGGATGAACTCTACAGTGTTAGAGGGGATGTAGTAGTCGCTAGTAGTAGCTGTGCCTGAAACGCTGATATGTACGTCTACAGTGGCAACAATGCGTGCTACACGCTGAGTAACAGCAGAGGAAGAGCTAGCAGAACTAGAGACAGCGACCGTTTGAGTTGTGCCAGGCCGAAGGCATTGGATAGCTGAAGAGTTAACATCTCGTGCTAAGCGTGACATAGGAGTTCTCCTTGAGTCAGAAAAGAGAGGGGGCCATTGCTGACCCCCGGAGTTTCATTATGCAGATGGTACTGCGAGTACGAAACCAGCTTCAGGACGGTACACTTCGACACCATACAGGCAGTCAGCCGTGTACAGAGTTGAGAGGTACTCTTGCTTGTACTGAGTTTGCGAACGCACAGACATTTGCTCTGCAAGAACAATCGCATCGCGGTGGAAAAGCATTGCCGCGCGAGTGTCGACAGATGCCGCACTGTTCTGAGCCGCAGTCTCAATAGTTGCACAGTTAGCAGATACATAAATATCTACACCGTACAAGTTACCGATAAGGCCAGACTGTACTGACTGACCTGATACAAAGTCAGCAGATACATAACGGTCGATGCCCATAATCTCGTTACGAGTTGAGGGTGGGATAACAAGTACACGATTCTCCATTGGGACGTTGTTATCATCCATTTTTTGAATCATGTCTCGGAAGAAACGATCAGTAAAACCATCTTGGAAAACACCATCTGAAATAGTGCCAACCAATGTATCGTCGGTGTACTGAGTCGTTGTGCCGTTGGCGTTAAAGAAACAACCAGTGTGCTGGTAGTCAGTTGGAGCCGCGCCAAATACAACTGCACCGCCATCGCCAAAGCCAGTACCACATGAGTGGAGGTCATTGTCGATCTTGGTAGCAAGTGCATAGCCAGCATCTTCAGTGTAGAACTGGCGCAAGCTAGAAAGAGCTTGAACTTCGACGATGTCTTCGATGAGACGTGAGTACTCAAAGTGACGGTCGATGTCTACAGTCAATTCGCTCTCTGTGTTTGCAATGATAGTGACAGCAGTGTCAGCCGCTTTAGCACTAGCATCTCCACGAACAGGCTTAGGAATGTGAAGCTTGTCGCCTTTCTTGCCAGACATTGCGATTTTCTTAACAAGAGGAGCCATTTTCAGGTTTTTCTGATAAGCGGCAATAATCTCATCACTCCAGATTTCTGGAATAAAAGTAGCCGCTTCAGTTTTTGCGGTGTTGCCTGACGCGTGAGCCGCGCCAGTGCCAAGCACCGATTGGTTGTAAGTTGCAGTAGCCATGTCAAATCTCCTTTAGATTATTTGACTCGACCCTCCGCGTAAGCTTGCAAAATATCTGATGATAATGCTTGATAACGCTCGGGGTCCGTTTTCATAAGTTTAATAATGTCGGCCCTGCGATATGTCTTTCTACTCGTCCCCTCACCACTGCCTCTCGTGTTGCCTGTATTAGCCGCCTTGAGTTGCTGTTTCCGCACTTGCTTTTCAACATTTGCGGTTTGCTGTGCCACTGTCTTACGTTCTTTCCAGAGAGAGAACAGCTCGTCAGCCGCGTCAGCGTTGTACTCTTGGTCAGCCTGTACAAACAACTGAGTCCTAATCTTTGAAGACTTGATCCAATCTGCAAACTTTTCATCAGACAATATATCTTGCATATCAGGGTGCTTGTTATTTAGCTCCGCAATAGCAGTTTGCCTTTTGTAGTTTGTAGAATATTCCTCAGCCTCTCTAATCTTAGGGTGATTCTCAATAGCACGATTAACTGCCGCTTGAGGATCTGTAAAATAGTCAATATCACTATCAGGCTCAACATTGTTCTGTTGAGGTGCTGACGGTGTTTGAGTCGCTATGTACTCATCCACCACCTTACGAAGCTCGCCAACTTCAGAAGAATGCCGACTCATCACCTTTTCTGCTTCTTGGTGCATTTGAACGACATCCCTCAAAGATTTACCTTTGTACTTTTCGGGTATATCGCTGTCGACTTCCTCTACTACAGGTTGTTCAACTTCTTCTACAGATTCTTCTGTTTGAAGCTGAGCCTCTGGCTCTTCGTTTTCAATCTGATCTACATTGTCCTCTTCAGGGGGCAGATCAAGCATTGTCGCTCTAGACATTATTAAACTCCGTGACCTTAATCATTATGGAGATTGGATTTTCTGCCAGCCTTTTCATGTTCTCGCACCCACTTCATGTGACGCCCAGGGAAATCTCCTGAATGCCCATCGAGTACGCACTTAGGCGCTGACAGCATTTTAGTAGCAGTCAAGCCACAATCGCACCTACTGATTGTTTCTCCACTGCGTACCATCTTTTCAAATATACGACCGCAATCACAGCGGAAATCATATATTTTATACATCTAGCTCATCCTGAGCTTCCGCTTCGGCTTGGTCTCGCGCCGCAGTAATCGTCGATTCT